GGCCGCCGGCCCCCGCCGCGGAAAGCGTGGCCGCAAGGCCGTAGGGCGGCCGCACCGTCGCGGTATCGAGCCCGATCCGCATCATGGCGCTGCCGTCGCTGTCGCCGGCCTGGACGAGGCTCAGGGCGAGGTTGAGCGAATCGCGATCGCCGATGTTCTGGACCCAGAACTTTTCCGCCGTCTGCAGGACGCCCGCGAAAGCGTCGGGCCAGGCCTGGGACGTGATCTGCGTTACGCCGTCCTTCGCGAGGTGTTTCAGGATCAGGCCCATGCGTCTCGCTCCTTCCGGGCCCAAAAGAAAAGGAGCCCATCGCCGCCGTTCGAACGGTAACGGGCTCCTTCTCTTCGGATCGCTCCCTCGCCCTTGATCAGGGGGCGAGTGGGCTCGGTCGTAGGTCAGGTTGCTCGCCGGCCTCCGCTAGGCGCCCGCGTAGGCGTTCCCGAAAAGCGCGGCGATCGCCCGGACGCGGAGCGTCATCGTGTAGGTAAACAACGTCCCGAGAAACGTCCCGGTCGGCTTGAAGGCCGCGATGAAGACGGTCATGTCGTTGCCCAGCCAATCCGTGAGCCGGTAGGTCGCGCCCTTCGTCCGGTACATCGCATCCAAAGCGACGACGACACTCTTCTCGAGATATTGATTCTGCCCGGAGCCGAGCGTGATCGTGAGATCGTGCTTGCCGGTCCCGAAATCCTGGATGATGACCTTGCCGCCGAGGACCGGGTGCTCGCTCATGCGTTTCGGCCACTCGTAAGACTCGTAGGGCTGGGGATCCGTCGAGAATCGCACCCCGCCCAGATAGACGGTCCCGCGCGCCGCGAGGGGCATGGTTAGTTCCGATCCAGCTGGCCCATGATGCGCCGCACCAGGTACTCCTCGATGTTGGCGTAGATGGTCTGCCCCGCGCGGGTCGAGAAATCGCCGAGGCGGTCCTCCATCTTCGTCAGGCCGGCGTCGAGCGCGGCATAGCCGGCATCCATCGCCTTGCCCAGGCCGTCGGAGACGCCGCTCCCCGCCGTCTCCCAGAAATCCGGCCTCGTGATCGCCGCGCCCAGTTCGCCGAGCGCCTGCGTCACCGGGCCGGCCCCCACCTGCGCGCCGGCGGCGAGAATGTCGCCCACGGTCCCGAGCTCGCGCTGCTGCGCCTGCTGCTGGGTCAGGCTGCCGGCGGCCGTATAGCCGGCGATGACATCGGCCATGGTCTCGACGCCACCGGCCGCGAAACGCTGCGCCTTCGCCGCAGCTCTGGCCTCTTCGGCCCGGATATCGGCCATCTCGCGTTCGACCATATCGCGGGTGATGAGGTCCTCTTCGGTATACCCTTTGGCCTCCAGCCGCTCCTTGACCTTGCCGAGGATCCCGAGGGCGGCCGACTGGCGCTTGTTGCGCAGCTCCTCTTCCTTCTTGTACACGTCCTCCTCGGCCTTCATCCGCTCCGCCGAGCCGGCTTTCGCCGCGGCCGCCTTCTGCTTGACGCGGTCGATCTCGTCTTGGAGCGACTTGAGCCCCATCGCCTGCTCGTGCGCGAAGAGCTGGTCGGCCATGTCCTTGGCGAACTTGAAGGCCTCGGCCTCGGCCTGGATGCGCTCCGTGGAACCCGACCGGAAGAGCGCGGCGCGCTTTTGGAGGTAATCCATCTGCTCCTGAAGGCTGGCCTCACCGAGCGTGCTCAGCGCCCTGAAAGCCTTGTCCAGCTCGTCGACCTGCTCCTTGGCAGATTTCAAAACGGCGCCGATCGCCTTGGCCGTGGTTTCATTGATGGCTTTCGCCGCCTCGGATCCGCCGGTCTTCGCTTTTTCCGCCCACACCTGGATATCGGTCGCAATGCGGGAAACGCCCTCGGCGAACTTCGTCAGCCGACCGCGCGCCTCGTCGGTGAACGGCGTCTGGAGATTGGTGATCGCCCGATTGATGCCGCCGGACATTTCCTCAATGCGCTTGCTGTTCTGGGCGATTTGCGTCGTGAGACTGTCGACGCGCTCTTCGACCTCGCGGGTCGTGACGCCCAGCGACTCTTCGATGCCGAGGAGCTTTCGGATGGCCAGCCCGCCAGCTTTGATCGCCCACTCGATCGCCAGAATCCCGTTGGTGAGCACGAGGACGCCATTAGCCGCACCGCGCGCGGCGATCTCCATGGCCAAGAAGGCCTTCGTCCCCGTCTCGACCGCGCCCACCAGGTGAGCATCGATGAACTGGGCGATGGCCACGACGGCGTTGATGATGGCGTCGCTGGTGGACTTCGCCCACGCCTTCAACTTGCCGCTCTCGCCCCACTCTTTCATCTTCGCGACAATGGCGGACACCGCCTCGTTGAAGAATGGGAGGAGGCCTTGCACGACCTGGTTGCGAAACCCGGTGAGCCCCGCCTCGATCCGCGCGAGATTGTCGTTGAACTCCTCCGCGAGCTTGGCCTGCGCAGAGGTCCACGTCGCGCCCAGGAGCTCCGCCTCCTTCCGCTGTGCCTGGATGGCGGCGCTCCCCTGGTTCAGGAGCGGGATCATCCCGGCACCGCTTTTCCCGAAAATGTCCATGGCCAGCGCCGTCTTCTGGGCGCCGTCCTCCATCTGGGCGAACCGGTCCGCGACCTCCAGCAGAATCTGCTCGGCGGTCTTGAGTTTGCCGGTCCCGTCGGTCACGCGGATTCCGAGGGCGTCGAAGGCGTCGGCCGCCTCGCCGGTGCCCTTGGAGGCCTCGACGATGTTCCGCGCGGCCTTCTGGAGCGAGGTCCCGAAGTCCTGGAGCGAGAGGCCGGACAGGTCGGCGGCGAGCTTGTAGCCGGACAGGGTCTCGGCGCCGATGGCGACGCGCTGGGAGAGCTTGGCGATCTCGTCGCCGGCGTTGGCCGAGAGCTTGACCAGGACGGCGAAGGTCCCCGAGGCCGCGGCCACGGCGCCGGAGAGGGCGAGCATGGAGGTCTTGACGGCGGAGGCCATCCGGCCCGCCGCCTCGCCGACACTCTTCTCGATCGCGGAGAGCTGCTTGGACAGGCCGCCCGACTCGGCGGTGAACTTGATGACGGCTTCGGAAAACGTCGCGGCCATCTAACGCTCCGCGCGGACCATCGTCCGCAAGGCGGTCCACGCCCGATCGTGGTCAATCGGCTCCGCGCCGTACCCGGCGAGGCGCCGCAGCGTCCCGAGCAGCTCCTGACGGGTGTGCGGCTTGGCATAGGGCATCAGATTCACCGCCAGCTCGTCGAGCTGCTCCTGGGCCCGGATCTCCGGGATGAGCGCCTGGAAGCGCTGGAGTTGCCGGAGAGTCAGGCGCCGGAGCTCGCTCCAGGGCCACCCGTAGAAGCGGGCGACGACGGCGAACTGATAGGCGAGTCGGATGGCCCGCCGCCGCCCACCGGAGGGACCTCGGCCAGCCCCATGGCCTCCTGCATGACGCGGAGGACCTGCCGGGTGGACAGCGCCCCCAGCGTGGCCTGCTCCATCTCCGGCACCAGGATGGCCATGTAGCGCAGCCCCATTTCCAGTTGTTCCGCGGTGCCCTTGCCGCGGAGATCCTGCTCCGCGCGGAGGATCAGGAACAGATCGTCGGCCGGGATGTCGGACACATGCCGGACCGCGTAGCTCCGCCCCTTGAACTTGATGCGCTTGCCCTCGGCCGGCGCGAAGGCATCGAGGTCGATCAGATCCTCGTCTCGGTCGGTCATGACTGGTCCTCGGTGACATTCGTGACGACGATCCCGCAGCCGAGCGCCTTGGCGGCACACCAGAAGAGCGCTCGGGCGACGGCAAGGCGAATCCGGAATGCCCGCGTCAAATGCACCTCGACCGTCACGGTGACGTTCGTGTCCAGCTTCGCGATGTGCGTCTCCGGTTTCGCCATCCCGTCACGCCTCGTGTGGTCTCGGATGCCCATCACGCGCGCTGCGCGGGCTCCTGGTTGACGATCGGGTCATGCCTGCCCCCCCCTTGTGCGTCTGTGCCGATCGGCGATTCAGCGGCTTCCTAATGCGTTAGGAGGCCAGCTCATCCCCCATGAATCCCCAGCGTCCCGTCAGGTCATCGGGCCACGCCTCGAACGTGGCGGACAGGACGCGCTGGTCGGTCGGGGTGAACGAGACGCCCAGCTCGCCCTCGACCGGCGACGCCTCGGGGATGATGAGGTGATCCTTCTTCAGCGCCGACTCCACGCCGCCGACGATCTTCTTGAGCGTGAGCTTCTTCGCCAGCGACCGGAGGCTCAGCCCGACGCGGTTGGTAAAGTCGACGCGGCCGCCGTCCGTGGTGAGCACGGCATGGGGATAGGCCCGGGCGAAGTTCTGGAGGGTCATCTCCTTGAACTCGACGGTCACCCGCACGCTCCCGCCGGTCAAGATCTTGTCCAGTGGGGACGTCCCCTTCTGCGCGCCCGTGAGCGGCGAGGCCTCGGACGCCAGATTCACGGTGACGTTCCCAAGATAGCCGACGTTCTGATCGACGGCCTGCTCCTCGAGATAGACGTTGCACGGTCCGAGTTCGAGGTTGCTGCTGTCCGGCATCTGACGGCCCTCCTTTGGCCCGCGTGTTGGGGACGGACGCCCCGGCTACCGCTTCCGCGCCGTAATGATGAGGTTCGTACCCTCGCAATTGCGCGCCTCCAGGATCTCCATCCCGCGTGCCTCCAGGAGGCTCCGGAGCAGCGGCACGGTGAAACCGGCCCGGTGGAAATTCTCCGCGTAATCCTGCCCGCCATAAACTCGGGAGGCCTTGGTCGCGTCGCTTTCCGCGTCCCGCAGGATGAATTCGGCCAAGGCTGCGAGGTCCGGCGTCTTGAGGTGGAGGACGCCGCCGGGGGCGAGCAGGCGGATCCATTCGTCCAGGACCGTGCCGGCTTGGGCCTGCGGGAAGTGTTCGAGCACGTCCTTGGCCCAGATCTCCGCGGCGCAGCCATCCGCGAACATGTCGGCGAGATCGGCAATGTCGGCCCGGAGAAAGGTGATGCCATCGGGCGGCAGCAGATTGCGACAGTCCACATTGATCACACCGTGATCCATCCAATCCTCGCCTGAACCGAGATTCAATCGAACCGCTGGCCGCGTGATCGGGCGGTGGAGCTGGACTTTGTCCTCAAGCGTCACGGCGCGCAGATTCATGCGTGGCCTCCAGGATGCGGTCGATGCTTGAGCGGTCATAGCACCGGGATGGCAGGATCCCCAGGCCGGGGCCGGATGGGACCGCCTCGCGCGTCTGATATGGGCAGGTCCCTTCGCCCTCGCCGTACCGGACGTTGATGCACGGCCGCGCGCACGCCTGCGCCGGCCGGGCCGTCGGATAGTAGCGGCAGTACGCGGCGCCGTCGTTGACGTTGAAAATGCCGACGGTCGGCCGGCCGAGGATTCCGCCCCAGTGGAACGCGGCGGTATCGATCGAGACGAGCAGATCGGACACGGCGCAGACGGCGCCCATCATGCGGGAGGACAGGCCGGCCAGCATCGGGAGAGCGATCGGAAAGCGACGGTCATGGAGCACCGCCACGGCCCAGCCGTCCCGCCGGAGCGCACTCCCGAGTTCCTCGAACCACCCGTAGTTCTTGCGATGGTTGACCGACCAGGGGGCGAGCATGCACACGGGGCCGTCCGAGCGGACCGTGTCCGCGATCAGCCGCCGCGCCGCGGCACGCTCGTCCTCGCGGATCGCGATGTTGGTTCGGGGGTTGACGACCCGCAGGCCGAGCCAGCGCGCCCACATGTCGAGCCGGTTCCGCCACTTGAGCCCGTTCCCGCCATCGATCCCGCCGTAGGCGACGAAGAAATTCTCCCAGACGTGGCAGGGAATGCTGATGTCCTCGATCAGGTCGTAACGCTCCAGGACCTCCGATCGGACACTCCCGCAGTGATACGCGCCGGCGCCGCCCCAGATCGACTCGTACGGCACGAGGCGAAGGCCGCTCCCCTGGAAGAGCGAATGGTATCGGAGCGGACACGCGTAACTCACCCGGATCTCCGGATACTGATCGGCCAGCATCGGGAACAGCATGCTGCTGATGAGGATGTCACCCAGGCCGCCGTACTTCCGGATGAGCAGGAGTTTCTCGCCCGGCCGGAGCTCGTCGAGTCGAGCACGGCGCGTGGGGAATTGGACGATGCCCGACGGCCGTGCGCCGATCAGCCGGCGCAGCTGAGTCCAGGGATCCACCCCGGATGTGCCCAGTCCGTGGCCGTTCCGAGGTCCCGGAAATACTCCAACGGCTGTCGGCATTGCCCCCATGCGCACCCTCATCCAGTACTCGCCGGGTCGCCCCGGCGCGTGAAATACTCGATCGTGAAGTCGCAGCGGACCGAGGCCAGGACGCCGGGCGCCTCGTCGTGCGTGATCGCGATGCCCGTGATGTCGGTTCGTTTCGCCAGTCCGCCGCACGTCGGATCGGCGGTCAGGGCCCGCTCCACGTCGGCGGCGGCGCGATTCGCGCGCGTCGGCAGATCGGCGGCCGTGGAGCGGAGGAGCACCTCGACCGAGACGGGCAGCGTCCGGGTCACAAGGAGATTTGTGTCCTGGGCAAAGCTCTCGTCGCCTTCCTGGAGGAAGGCCGCCGGGAGATCGGCGGGATCCTCCTTCGGCACCTGCCGCCCGCGCGCGACGCCGGCCAGAGCCGTGTGATACGCGCCGGTCCCATCGATGGCCCGTAGGCTCGTCTCGCAGTGTTGCAAGATGCGTTCGCGGATCGGATCCTCAGCCACGGCGGGCTCCTTGGCGATCCAGCAGGAATGCTGTCTCGTGCGCGAGGTTCTTCCGGAGCATGGTGCCGGCGGTTGCGCGAATAGCCTCGAAGATGCCTTTCTGGATCACCACGCTCGGCACGGACGGCCCGACCTGCCGCGTGATCGGCAGGTTCTTCGACCAGGCGCCCACCGATTTCCGCTCCGATGGCAGCGGCGCGCGCAGCCAGACGGTGGGGCGCTTCGCCTTGGGCATTCGCCTGATGAAGGCGGACCGGATGAGGACCGGCCCGCCTGGTCCACGGTAGATCACGCCGAGCTTCGTCTGTCGGGCGCCGAGCCGCATGAGGGAGACCGGCCGCCCCCGGGCCACAAGCTTCGCTTCGAGGTGTTGCTGGGTGGCCGGGATCACCGGCAGCATCGGCCGGAGGTCTTTTTGCGGCAGCTTGACCTCGCGCGCTACGGCGCGGACGGCCTGGGTCCGTGCGCTTCGGGCCGTCCGGTTGACGGCCCGCATGATCGCCCGGGGCGCCTTGGCGCCGAGCTCGCGGAGGGCCCGCTTGAGGTCCCGCGTATCCACGCTGACGGTCATTTCGACCATGCGACTTTGCCTCAGCTTGGGATGACCACCACACGGACTTCGTCGACGCCCACGCTGATCCGCGCCTCGATCAGCCAGGAGGACGGCGGCGCGCCCTCGGACTCGGCAACGTTCACGATCGTCCCGCGCAACCGCTCCGGCTCGATGGAGGCCAGCCCGGCGCGCGGGAGCACCAACGCCCGCTGCGGATGATCGGTCTGGACCAGCACGCCGGCGATCTCCACCGGCACCGGCGGGAGCCAGATGGCGGCGGTCGCCACCGGCTCCTCGCCGGGGAGCGTCACGGTTGCGGGCAGCCCGAAGACCCCCAGGGCGGCCTCGAGGTCCGGACGGAGATCGCTCATGGCCGACCGGTCACGCTAGGCCTTCGAACACTTCACGACGCTTCGCGGAATCAGGCATAGCGGCAGCGGGTTCGACTGGGAGTGAATGGCGACAAATCGGTTGAAGCCGCTGGGGTCCGGCGCCTGCTTCGCATAGATCGGCAACCCGACGGTGTTCACCGTCTCCATGAAATCCGCCGGCGCGAAGTAGGTCGTGAAGAGCGGCCCCTTCTCGGTGACCACCCCCTCGGGGAACACATAGGCATCGTCCGCCCCGATGAAGGTCACGCCGCCGACCGAGCCGACGTACTCCTCCCAGGTGATCCCGCCGAAGACGAAGCCCTTGCGGAGATCCCGCCGGAGGACATCGCCCTCCTGGTACTGGAAGGAGGTCATCACCAGCTTGTGACCGACCAGGGCGTCGAAGAAGGCGGAGCCGCAGAGGCCGCGAAGACCGGTATACGCCGCGGCGCCGAGGGCGCCCTCGATCAGCCGGGCGATCCCGATGCATTTCGCCCGAACGTCCGTGGTCTCCGTCGTGAGCGCCATCGCCTGCGTCTGTTGGCTCACGCCGAATTCGGTGAAGAGGTTGTAGAGCACCGTGGAGCCGTTCGCGTCGTAGATGACGCCCTTGATGGCGCCAATGCGCAGGTGCTCGAGCGTGACCTCGTGCATGGCGCGGAGCGCGGCGAGCTTGTCGTTGACGACGCTCTGGACGACCTGCACCTCGGTCTCGCTGCCGAACGCGCGGACATTCTGCACCTCGTCCGCAGTGACGTGCCCCTCCCGGGCGAGGTGGGGCACCACGAAGCTCCGGGCATTCCGCTTGCTCGCGCCGATCGTATCCGCCACGCCGCCGCGAGGCGAAGTCGGGATGAGCGACAGCAGCCCGTCCTTCTCCTCGACCACGACGGTGGTCGTGGTGATGCCCTTCTCGCCGAAGAGCCGCAGCTCGCCGATCCGCCGCGGCTGGTAGGGCGCATGCAGAATGGCGTCCGTGAGGCTCGTCACGCTGAAGGCGTCGTTGCGAAAGATATCCAGGTTTGGCATTTTCTCCTCTCCTCCGTGGCGCCCGCTCTGGAGCGCGCGATCCGAAGCGACACAGCGCCCGTGCCGAGCCTATCGGCACTTGATGTTCTTCGTCAGCAGGTCCGCGATCCCCGCGGTGATGGCCGCTTCCTGTTGCCCGTTCCAGTTGAGATCGGCCAGCCGGACCTCGGCGTTCAGGTTGATGATCACGCCCTTCAGGTCCGCCGGCGCGGCGCCGGCGTTCTGGAGCGCGGCATAGAGGACGCCGACGGCGGCATCGCCCTCGCCGGCGCTCGCCCCATTGTCGTAGGCCACATGCTTCCCCGTGGCCGTGATCTTGCCGAGCACGAGCCCCGCGGGATACGTGGTCCCGGCGGGGACCGTCACGGTCGCGTTATCCCGGCTCAGCGTGCCCGGCGCCTCGCTCAGGAGGAACTCACCCGGCCGGCTCCCTTCCAACAAGCTGCTCATCGCTCACGCTCCTCTCTGCCCGGCGCGGGCAGCGCGCTCGGCGTAGACCGCCGAGGGGTTCAGACGCGTCTGGTTCGCGGCCCCGCCCGCGTCCGGCGGTAGGCTCGCGTCGATCTCGATCAGGTCCAGCTTGGCCGTCCAGTACGTGAGATCGTCCTTGACGAACTCCACGGAGACGCCGGCCCGGAGGTACTGCTCCGTCCGCTCGGGGTGCCCGGCCATGGCGCAGAGCGCCCGGATCTCCTTCGCCTCCGCGATGCGGGCCGCGACCTGGGCAAGCGGCAGGCGCCGATCGAGCAGGTTGCGGGCGAAGGGCAGACCGAAGCCCGCCGCGTCGACGGCCGCCAGCACGTCCCCGTCGGACGCCGCGGCGGCTGCGTTGACGGCGCCCTGTGCGTCCGACGGGCCGAGATAGCCATCCACGAACGCCTTCGCCTTCTCGATGATGTCCTCCGGCAGGTCCACCCCGCCGCGGCCCCCGTTCAACACCGCGCGGCACGCGACCAGCCCGGCCTTGATCGCGGTCAGCGCGCCGTCCACCACATCGGCGAAGCCGAGTTTGTAGCCGGCGAAGCCTTCCGCGTTGGCCGCGTCGTAGGCCACGAAGGCTTTCCGGTACTTCGGCCAGTCCATCCGGTCCTTGTCGCCGCTGCCGTCCGTGCTGGCCCACCGCCGCACGCGGAGGTCCGCGGCGTCACCGTCCCACGCGCGGTCCTCGTCGAGCGGGAGGTCGCGCGCGCCGCCGACCCGCCAGTCCGCCTCGGCCGCGCGGATCAGGGCATGGACGCGCAGTCGGAATCGCTCGGGAATCGTGCCGAGCGCGTGCAGCGACCGCGGATCGAGGCAGGCCGTCGCCTGGAGGCCCGGCACGATCTCCGTGGCGAAGCCCTTCGCGAGCGCTTCCGTCGCGTCCATCCAGGTGGTCGCGTCCATCAGGGCCCGGAGTTCGTCGGCGCTGAGCGGGCTGTGCCACTGGTAGGCCGTGATGATGGAGGCGTCGCGGATCCGGTCCAGCTCGTCGGCGGTCTTCCGCATGGCGGCGGCCGGGCCCCAGACGAGGCCGGACGGGTTATGGATCATGATCATGGCGTTGTCGCCGATCTTGATCGTGTCGCCGGCGCTGGTAACGATGCTGGCGGCGCTGGCCGCGAGCCCGTCGATCGTGACCTCGATCGAGCGCTTCCGGTCGCGCGCCTCCTGGCGCAGGGCCTGCGAGATCGCCACGCCGTCGAACACGTCGCCCCCGGGGGAGTTGACGTGCAGCCGGATGGTCCGGACGCGCTCGGGGAGCGCGTGCAGCGCGTCCACGAACTGCTTGGCGCTCACGGCGGCATCGTCCCCGTAGCCGCTCCCGATCGCGCCGAAGATGCGCACGTCGGCGGAATCGGCGGCCGCCTCGCACGTGACGCGGAACCACTCGCGCGGGGCCGTGATCTTCTGAGCCATCATTCGCTCCCTTCTCTCAGGCCGGCGGGTTGATCTGGATCTGGCCGGCGGTGCTCACTTTGCGCGGATCGCTGTCGTAGACCAGCTCGAGCGCGTCCACGCGGGCGTTGTCCGCGGCCTGCTCCTGGTCGATGACTTCCGCGTTCTCGCCCCGAGCGCTCAAGACGGCCGCGCGGCTTGTGAGGCCGGCGCGAATCGCCGCCTTGTCGGCCTCCACGTCCTGGACCGGGTTCATGTACGGCCAGCCGTGCGGCTGCCACTTGACGGCTTGCCATGCCGCCAGATCGCTGTCGTAGCCCCCCGGCGGCTGGAGGGCGCCGGCCAAGATGGCCCGCGCAAACCACGCCGTCCAGATGGGCCGACACACCTGGTAGGCGAACGCCTGCTGCAGCTCCTGCACGTGGCGGCGGAACTCCCCAAGGATGAGGCGCACCGTCCGATCGTTCACCTGGCGGAGGTCTCCGGTGAAGATCTCGTAGGGCACGCCGACGGCCACCCCCGCGCCCATGAGCTGCTGGCGCATGAAGCCCTCGTACGTGTCGCCCACGCTCGGCGGGTCCGAGAACGTCACCACTTCGCCCGGGGCGAGCTCCTCGAAGGCGCCCGGCTCGAGGCCGACCGCGGCGCGATCGCCGATCGTCTCGATCGGCTGGCCCGTGATGGGATCGAGTTCCGCGTCTCCCGCTCCTGCCGGCCGCGTCAGGAAGCCGGTGAAGAGGTTCTGGATCTGCTGGCGAAGCAGGGTCGCATCGTCGAACGTGTCCAGATCGCGGAGCTTCACCAGCGCCGGCGTGAGCCGTGGGACCCCGCGGATCTGCCCGGGCCGCTCCGGCGAGTACAGGTGGCAGACCGTCTCCGCCGGCACGCGCAGGAGCTGGGACGTGTCGATGTCCTGGAGATCGCCGGGCCGCTGGCGGTACATCCAGTAGGCCACGCGCCGGCCGATCGGATCGAACTCGATCCCGGCCCGAATCTTGTTCCCGCCGTTCGTCGCGTTGTACGTGTGCGGGCAGAATTCGGGTTCGATGATCTGCACCTGAAGCGGGACCGGCAGGCCGTCACCCTTGAGGCGGTCGCGGAGGCGGAGGAAGGCCTCGCCGGCGGACAGCCAGCAGCGGGCAGCCTGGGCCTGCTGGCCGTAGAATTCGCACGTCCCGTCCGCATCCGAGGCGTCGGTCCACTGCAGCCACAACGCATGTAGCCGCGCGCGGAACTCAGGATCCGGGGCGCTCGACTGCGGCGTGATCCCGCAGCCGATGAGGTTCGTCACCAGCGCCCGGATGATGGCCTTGGCGAATCCGTCGTTCCGGTCCGCGGCGCGGGATCGGTCGCGCAGGAGCGAGAGGCTGCCCAGGACGCCATCGTTCGGGCCGACCGTGGGCGCCCGCCAGCCCCGGGTGCGCCTGCCGGTGCCGGCGCTCTCGTAGATCTGGGCGCGTGGCCGAAGGAGAGTCATACCGCCGGCGGATCGCGGGGCGGGATAGGACCGACCGACCGTCGCGTGCATCAGAGCAGGCCCTTCCCGCGGTGATAGCCATGGAACTGCTTCGGGCGGGTCGCCTGGCCGATCGACGCCTCGATCGTGGCGATGGCCTGGCGCATTTCCGACTCCGACCGATAGACGGTCGTGCGGTCGCCGAACGTGACCGAGCGTTCGCCTCGCGCGTACGCGGCCTTGAGTGCGTCGAGCTGCGCCGTGTCCTTTCGGCAGGCCTGCCTGACTTCACTTTTTCTCGTGGGCCGCACCCCGAGGGCAGCGCGACCTGTGTAAGAGGCTCTCCTGTCGGCGGCACTGTGAAGAGATTGGCGCGGGGCGACGGTC